TGGTGACGCTCTCCTTGGTAGTGGCGTTGGCGGGCTGGGCATTGGTCAGCCCCATCAGTCGGAACGGGGGATCGGTGCCATCAAGCAGCAGCGAGGGGGCCACTACACCAGCGGCAACGGCGGCCGTGGTGATCGCAGAACCAGCCAGGGCGTAGGAGAGGGTGTGCGGGCTTGCGGTGGTCACCGATGTCACCACGAACGAACCGTTCAGACTGGCGAACGGGGCGGGGAGATCTTTGACAACGATCCTCCGGCCTACTGCGATGCCGTGGGCTTCGGCGAAGGTCAGGGTTGCGGTTGTAGTAGTGGTGACGGCATTTGTAACCGCATGGGTGCCAACGCCAAAAGCGAAAGTATCACCCGTGCCAGCAGTGATAATCTTGGCAGTCGCGTTTTGCAGAGTGGCGTTGTTGATGAACTTGCCGGCGCCAAGCCCGCCAAGACTGATGCGGGTCAGGTCAGCCGCCGAAGACTTGATGGGGGTAAAAAAGAACCGGTAGCCAAAACTCTGCTGCCATTCCGTAGACATTTTCGTGCCGGCATCGCCGGGGCGTCACCTCTCAGGGTGCCGCCATGGCTTAAGCCTTATCAGCGGCTTAGGCTGGAAAGCTGGGGCATGGCCTCCTATCCTCGCGGCGTCAGCCACTGCCCTCACAACAACCATCGCCCGTATCAGGCTCGGGTGTGGTGGGATGGTCGCCGTTGGTCGCTGGGCTATTTCCCGTCAATCCAGGCGGCAGCGCAGGAGGTTGAGGCGTGCTATCAGCAGATTGAGCGATGGGCAGCCATGCTCCTGCCGCCGCCCATGCTGGCGTCACAGCATCGGGAGCGTCTGGCACAAGCAGCGCCACCACCCGATGCGGATCATCCGCCATCTTGAACTCGCGCACCTGACCGGCTGCGGTATCTTCGGCCAGCAGCAGCCCCCGCCAGCCGTCCTGCTGCTCGACTGGGGCCAGTAGTAGGGCATCATCTGCCAGCAGGGCCAACAGTGTGGGTGGGGTTATTCCCTCTCCGGCGGTAGCCAGGGCATCGTAGAAGGCCATCGCAAACCCTGGAACCTGCTGGGCTTCGCATAGGGCAAGCATCGCTGCGCCAGCTTCCGCAGGCGGGCCCTGTGGTGCATCGCCAGCCGCAGTCGGCGGCAAATGCCAGCAGAAGTCCTCCATCTTGAACGGCTCGCTGCGCTTATCGGTGTCCCGGTGAGCGCTGGCGTACCAGGCGTGAAGGTTGGCGATCGGCCGTTCTGCAGCGTGCTGCCGTTCCCTCAGGAATCGGGCGCCTGTTTCGATCGCTTCCCAGACGATCGTTTCGGGGCAGTAGGCAAATCGCTCACAGGAGAAGAATTGATGGTTGGGCCAGAGGTCGTTGACTCGCCAGAAGATTTCGCCCCAGTCGGTTGGGGCAGGTTGGGCTTTCCCAGGTTTTCGGCCATCGCTTTCAAGTCGGGCGCTTCCTGATCTTTGCCCCCGCGTTGCTCTCTCAGCATAAAGTTGTAGATGGCATCTCGCAGCCCTTCGGTCATCTTCAGGGTTTCATCATCGGTCCAGTTGGCGCAGTCAGGATCTACTTCCCCCAGGCGGTAACGGATTGCAGCGGTAACCATCCGCGTGACCCTTGACTGAAATTTTGCGGTTTGGCACTTGTCAATTTCATGGATCAACCGGTGCTCGCGCTTGCGAATCCTAGTTTCCAGTGGCTCCAGCGCCACGGGAATGCCGTTGTGCGCGGACATCACCCGCAAGGCGACCAAGTTAGCGGTCGGCTCGGGTAGGTCGTCCATGTGCTGGATGACCTGAGCCAAGCGCTGCAACTGGTCGGTCAGCGTGGACTGGTCTTCAATCTCTTCCAGCAGTAAGCGCTCCCCGACCAGCAGAGCATGAAAGACCGGGAATTGCAGGATGCCCGTGGTTGCATCCCCCACGTCCTGGACCTGGATATCTAGCGCGGTGACAAAGGGGAGGGGCACGGTGCCGGCGGTGCTGTTTTCCCAGTTTGCCGTAGTGGCTTAGGGAAAGGCGATGGCTTATGATGTGGGGGGCCGGGAGCATCGTGTCGGTGCCAGGGGTTGCGGCCCCTGTTTCTACCTGGTGAGATCCCAGTTCCCGCTTACGTTTCTCAGGCGGTGGGCGGTTCTGGGCTAAAACCGACTCCCGGCACCCATTCACCACCACCACTGACACCGAGGACTCATTTGATGATTTTGTCTGATTTTGTTCCCACAGGATTTAGTGATAAAGGATTGAACAATTCTTTCTTTTTCGCTGAGGTAACTGTCACTATCACAACGGGTGTGCTGTGGTGGAAGAAAACTGAAGCGTCAAGACGTAAAATCGCCCGTAATCGCTTTGGGGTGTTTTGGTTTTTTGTCGATGACGGCGCACAGACCCCCGGACTCCAGGCCGAAGAGTTAGAGCGCTCTTTCAACGCCACTAATCATTACCCATCTTCTCACCACCACCGACCATGACCGACTTTCGTGCCTTGTGCCAAGAACTTGCTTCACTGATTCAGACCTACCCACCCACTAATACTGCCTACTGGGCTGGTCGGAAATCGGGAATACTGCAACGCGCCCGCGCCGCCCTGGACGAGCCGAAGATGGAGGGGCCCACGGAGGATCAACTTGACGTCGTAGTGATCGCCATTCAGTCGCTGACACCACACCCATCAAACACTGATAGTCACAACCTGGAAGCGGTCGATCGTGGCCGCAGGATTCTGCAGCGTGCCATCACCCGTTGGGGTCGCCCTGCAGCCCCCGCGCCGAAGCCCATCCCTGTGAGCGAACGGCCGTGGGAGCGGGACGGGTGGCGTGATACTGAAGGTCGCTGCTGGTTTTGTTATGCCTGCTCCATAGGTAGATGGAAGTATCAACTCCCGCCTGACCCTGAGCAGGACTGGGGAGTGTTAGGGACCGAGGCCCATTGCCTCCCGCACTGGGCCATTGCGCGACCTCGGCCAGAGGCAAAAGAACCCACCTAGCCCCGCGCTACAGCAACCTGTATCCGTTGCTGCAGCTTCTGCCCCAGTGGGTACACGGGGATCCCTGGGGCCTGCACCGCGCCACTCACCGCATCTGTCCAGGGCCTAGCCGGCAGAATGGTGCCGTTGCGCAGTCGGGCCCCTTCATGTACGGCCGTGGCATATGCAGCGCTCCAGCGAGCTTCCAGCGTGTAGGGACCAATGAAACCGTAGGTCCCGCTTTGCCGCAGGGAGCCGATGTCCACGATATTGCGCGGGCTGCCGACCACTCCGACTCGGCGCCGTGTTTCCCGTGGCCAGTTCCACGCCGCAGGGTTAAAGCTGGCCTGGTACCGACCGAACAGCTCGATCAGGGTTTTGCGGGCGATCTCCTGCAGCATCCGGTCCGTTGCTCCAGGGCCGGGGCCAGTGACCGTGGTTTCAACGCGGATGGACATAGCTCACACTGCAGTAGAAAGTGCCGCCCTGAACTTGTCCCCCAGGGCTTCCCGTAGCTCAATCCCGATCCCGCCGACGCCAAAGGGCTGGCTCATCTCCAGCATCCTCAACTGCCCCTGCTCGGTGCCATCGACCAGCGTGGGCAGCGCTGACAGGTTGGTTAGTACCGCCTTGCCTTCGGCGCCTGGCAGCATCCCATCCGGCCTGTAGCCCGTCTCATTCCAGCTCAGCGACGACCCAGCAGCCAGCCAGCTGGCGGAGCCCAGCAGCGCCCAACGGGTGAGGTAGCCCTCCAAGATCAGCGAGCCCGCCATCACCCCCGGCAGATCCTGCTCACTGCGGCCTTGGCTCTTGGCAAAGGCCTCGACCACCACCGCAGGGCCAGCGGCAGGCACCCCAGCGCGGAAGTTGGTGATTGTGCCAGGCGGCGTCCAGAGCATCCGCAGGTTGGCGTATTCGGCAAAGTCCGTGGCCATCAGCTACGCACCAGTTGCGCCATTCCGCCGCTGCCGCCGACGACCGGCTTGATCCCCAGCGACTGGAAGATCCGGCCCTTTAAGTCGGCCAAACGAGCGGCGAGCACGGCGCCGGCCGTCCCACCAGAACCGCCTGACTCGTACTTCACGCGCA